GGTACATTTACCGCATAATGTTCGTAATAGTGGGACCAGACTCTATTAATAAAACGATCTATATGTGGTATTTCTAATGGTGTAAGTGTGTGAAGGGAGTCCAAGTACCGTTCAATATCTAATTGTACGTGAATGGGTACTTTGTAGAGTTTCTCTACTAAAAGGCGGGTATTTAATGGAACAGGAATGTCAGGTAAACCTTTCATTCTCATATCATCCATCATTCGTTGGAATTCTTCTCGCTCGTACTCATTCATCAAATGAGGCCGTGCGCGAATACCTTCCGTCATCCTAAGTCCATATTTTGCGAGCGATGCTAAAATTGGATTACCTTTATACTGGTACATTAATGACAACGATTTGGATCTCAATAATTCCAATAATCGTTTTTGACTAGATTTGGCATAACGGCCAGTTGTCCATCCAAAAGAAGCTAGTTCTACTATTGGATCCGTGACTATGAGCATGTCCTTTAGATCAAAAACATTTCCACAAAAAGAGGCTGTTTCTAGTGTAGGGACTAATTCCATTTTGAGTTTTAGTCCTAATTCACCAAGCAATGATACACTTGGTGGATTTATTCCAGGGGGTAATGAAATTAATCCATCATCCCCTTCAACTAAACAGTCTATATCAATATTCTGATGTGAAAAAATGTATTTAATCAACATTAGATTTGTGAATCCATTGCCCAATGATGTACACATTTCGCCAGACATACGTCTGCGGTATACACTAACATCAAGCCATTTGAATTGACAAAAATTGTCTTTAAGGATGCTGTCTCTTAACAGTCTACGAAATTCCGCACCATCGGGCAATTCAGTTGTCATATAATCATATAATTGCATTTCACAATCCTCCATTAATTCCACAAAATGTGCCTCAAAAGCAGTAAAATCTGTGGTGAGATAACGATATTTTTCATGGAAAAGCCGATCTAAAATATACTGGGGCCTTTCCGTTACTGGAATCTTTTTGATGAAATAATTTTTAGAGAAAAGTTCTTTCTCTATTTTCTTAAAAATGGGTCCAACCCAAGTTTTATATTCATCTGTTCGTGAATTAATTCCACGAGCTTGTTTATATTCCGTATATGTTTCATCTTTCATGAAGGATTTGACAACTAAATATCGCCGATTTCGACGGTCGAAATTATTTTCAAATTTGGACAACAATTCTTCCCGCCTATATGCAGGATAATGTGTGTCATTAAGCCAGCCTTGAACCGATGTGTCTGTGTCGGATGAAAGTGGTGTTAAATTTTTAACTAACCATCGCGCAACAAAAATCTTAAAGGAAGCACGATGTTGAGACGTCATCTGAGGCATTTTACAAGCAAAACGCTTCTTGACACCGTCAACCATGGTTTGACTATCATCTGGATCTGGATGTGGCAGTGCTATTCTGGAAGCATGACAACCCAAACTGACTTGCAATGG